GATATATCTAAAAAGCTTGAAATGACTGAGGCTCTTAGTGCCGTTGAAAAGGAGCGTGATGAACTAAAAAACAGCCTAGCGCTAGCGAAGCTCGGAAAGCAACTTTCTGAGAAATCCCTTGAGGACAAATTTCAAACCCAGATTAAGGATCGCGACAGTGAAATTGAGCGCTTAAGTGAGATGAAAGCACGGTTATCTACCAAGATGGTTGGGGAATCACTTGAGCTGCACTGTGAAAACCAATTTAATAGAATCCGCTCGGCGGCTTTCCCGCGCGCTCTTTTTGAAAAAGATAATGATGCTCGTACTGGAAGTAAGGGTGACTACATATTCAAGGATAGAAACGATGATGATTTAGAAATCGTTTCTATCATGTTTGAGATGAAAAATGAAAATGACCATACGGTTAACAAGAAAAAGAACGAGGACTTTTTTAAAGAGCTTGATAAGGATAGAACAGAAAAAGGATGTGAATACGCTGTGTTGGTCACTTTGCTCGAAACAGACAGCGACCTCTATAACGAAGGCATCGTAGACGTTTCCCATAAATATCCCAAGATGTATGTGGTACGCCCTCAGTTCTTTATACCCATTATTTCACTGCTGAGAAATGCTTCTTTGAAGTCCATGGCATACAAAACTGAGCTAGCTTTAATAAGGGCCCAAAATATTGATATAACGAATTTTGAAGAGCATCTTACTGACTTTAAAACAAGCTTTGGGCGAAATTATAGGCTGGCCTCAGATGGTTTTGAGGAGGCCGTTAAGCGTATTGATGATGCTATCAAGAATCTTGAAAAAACCAAAGAAGCACTTCATAAATCAGCCAGTAATCTTCGTCTTTCAAACAACAAGGCTGAGGGTCTAAGCATCCAAAAGCTTACGCATCAGAATCCAACAATGGCAGCTAAGTTTGCTGAAATTGCAGACAAAACGAATGACTCTACAGACTGATGTAATTTTTCAGTTCAATTGCTTACTCGCTTCTCCTGGCCCTCATCACTCCATACCTAGTCGCATCCCAGGCATGATCCTCGGCGTCTGTATCTACGTCTTCTGGGTTTAGTGAGTCAGGCGGTAACTGGGGGATGGTTCTGAGCCAATGCTTACAGGTAGAGAAGATTTTTAGTCTGTCTTCTGCTAGTAGGCGGATGATTTCTTGTGCGCCGTTTACTCTACTTCTGGGGGCGTTGTAGGCCTCTATCCATTTAACGCCTTTATCTCTAAAGATTTGCCCTATTGATCGCTCTGCTCCTATTTTGGAGAAGATTGATGGGTCTGCCAGGTTCATGCGGTATTCATATCCTAGGCGTTGATCATGTATTTCAATCTTCTTGATCTTCTCAGCGACTACGGTGGCATCTTCTCTAGTCCCCGTATTTTCTTTATCTCCATAGCCATACAACTCCCTCCATAGGTAATAGACCCCGTCATTGGATAAGGCAAACCAATACACCGCATATGGGCGGGCATATCCCCAGTCCATTGATCGCCATACTTTCCATGTTGGTGGAATAGCAAAGGGTTCTACAACATGCTTAGAGGGTTGCCAGACGCCCTCTAAGAAACTGCCTACGTGAATATCCCAATCTCCTTCTAACCACGCTCTACGACGGTTAGGATCACTCAAGGACTCAAGGCTAGTGAGGTAATTAGGGTCGTTTTTGAGTAGGTGCACATTCTCATAAATCGTTGAATGAATACGTACTCTAGGCAGCGCACCTTCTTGTCGTATGACTTGCCCTGCTGGTACTGAATTAATCTGAAAGCGTTCTTTTACAGAGGCGTGCCCTACTCCAAAGGGATTGCAAGTAGCTCTTACCATTCTGGGCATTCCGGGATGGGATGAGCGGCAGGTTGAAAGCATTGCTTCGTAAAATGAAAGGTTGCGCCAGTTAGTTAATTCTTCGAACGCCAAAAATGGATACTCGTGGCCGTGATAATTCCAGTAGTCATCCTCGTTTGCTCCATACCGAAAGTACAGCATCTCTCCTGTGGGCCACTTCCAGACGTAATCAGATTCATTGAACTTGGCACCCGGGAAAATTTGATAGAACCAGCGCTTACTCTTGGCCACTACGTCTGCCAATTGTGGGTAAGTCAATCGAAAGAGTGTGCCGCGCCAATGATCCCCATAGCCTCTTCCTACATGTTGGGCATAGCTCATTAATAAGGTATCGGTTTTACCTCCGCCTCTAGTACCTTCTAGTAATACTTCGTAAATGGGGCAAGTGAGAAAAAGGGTTTGACTTCCGGGTAATGGCGTCCAGATGGCTTTCATCTGCTAGTGCTTGGGCTGGGCTGCTTGCTCCCACTCATCTACGCTCATAGTGCTGGGTACTACTAAAACGCCACTTTGTAGAGGTGCCCCATCTTTGCCGGTGTGCTCAATTGCCGATAGGCGTGGATGTACGTAAGGGGCTGCGTGCCTACCAACGGTAGCTGCCATGTTTAAAAGCTTAATACGGGCTTCTGCTGCTAATGCCTTATCTGCCTTATCTACCTTATCTGCCTTATCTGCTCCATCAATCTGATCTACCTCTATCATGCTGCCCGCTTCTTCATATAACTGGTGCATCACTTTAAGCATGACCTCTAGCGGAGATACTCCTTGGCTTGCTACTGCCTCTGCAATTTGGCGGGTTCGTTTTGTTAGGCTGCCAGTTTTACGTCCTGCCCCGGGTCTTGCCCCTCCCTTTGATTTCTTTTGATTGTTTTCAATCATGGGGTTTATATACGCACTAGAAGATAAGGTTGTAGTGCTACAGAATCTCCTAGCGGTTCATCAAACTCAATAATGATTCTTTGAAATAAATCATGTCGGCTTTGGGCTCCTCGATGCTTAACAACAGTGCCTACGCGCCCACTAGGTGTTTTTACTTTTGACCCAATTGGAAAATCTTCCATATCCAGTCTCTCTATCACTCCAGCAATAACTGCGTTACCTTGGCTAGTCTGCATGGGGGTTCTCCATGGCCTCTTGGCGCTTACGTAGCTCTGCAAAGATCCGAGTCTTGAAGGTGTCATAGTTTTCTGCCCCTTGGGCCTTCATCCCCAGCTCTCTTCCTTTGGTATCTATTCCTTCATGGGTTTTCCACCAAATACCCTCTTCTGGGCTGCCGGCTTCTTGCTTCTTTCGTAATCCTTTGAGTATGGCCAGAACATAGCCTGCATTAATTGGGGTTGGGCTTGATGCCTTGAGCCGAGTTTCCTTGGCAGTTGTTATTGCCTCTGCTACCTCAGATTGGGTTACTCCTAGATTGACAATATCTTTGATGCGATGGTCATCTGCTGAAATGATCCTCCCTTCTTTGCTGATCATGCTTGCAAAGTGCTGATGTTTTTCTTTTTCTGCCGCATTGTTTTGTTTGTCTGGCGTATGGAGATTGGTTACTGGTGACTGGTGCTTGGTGTCTGGTGTTTGGTGAGCATTGCGTTCGCTATGCGTTTGCATTGCGTTCGCATGACTGTTGCTTACCGAAGCTGTAGTACTGTCTGACAGTATTTCACTCGTCGGAATTGACTGCCACCTGCCTTCTGCGCTACGCCTGGCTTTTAATTGCTTGTCTTTAAAGCGAGCTATTTCATGATCGCAGCGGTCTTGCCGCCAGCCATCGTCTGTACTGCAGAAGAATTCATTTAAGACGCAGACCACTGCATTTTTTTCTTCCTTACTTCTGGCGTTGATTAGTCTTTGCACGAGCTTTATCTCGCTTGGTAAGGGCTTTTCTGTGGCGTAGTACTTTCTGATGAGTCGGCTGTAGGTTGCGTCTTCTATAAAGGTGAGATGCGATGTTGCCTGCGCATAATCTCCAATGTGATGTTCGTAGTAATTCATTTAACGTTTGCTCCGCGTAATTTGATCTGGTTCGCTTTATTGAACTTAGGCATTCAATTTATCAATCGTTCAGCGTATCGTCAAACACGTTTTTTTTGAATTTATCTTTAATTTATTTATGTATCAAAAGTCTGTAATCCCTATTTGATAAATTCATGGGGATTTATTTAATGATCTATGGTGTTAATTGGTCTATGTGTGTCCACCACTCTCTGATGCTTATCAGAAATGTCTTACTAGGCTGTAGCCTCATATTTATATGGGTTCTGTTACTTATATGAATAAATATTTTTTTGTAGTCCAAAAATAGTTTGCACTTGTAAAGTGGGTATTGCCTTTGCATTGACCATCTAAATTTCATTGACTACATTGGTCCTCAGCAACACACATGATGATTCAAAAATTAACACTTAAGGAAATGAATGCAATGATGGGATTTCGTTTGTACTGCTTGTACCGATCTTATGGGTACACCAAAATGAGTTCTGCAAAGATGGCTTTGCAGGTTTATCGTAAAAACTTAAAGCGCGCCCGCTAAGGAGGCTGTAATGATCACATCTAATGTACAAGAACCTCCAATTACCTTAATGAGAATTCCGCAGATCTTGAAGGTGATGCCGGTCTCTAAATCGAAGTTTTGGTTAATGGTTCAAAAAGGGGAGTTTCCGAAGCCGATCAAGATTGGTAGGTCGTCTTTTTGGACTATTGAGCAGGTTCAGGCGTTTTTGAGGGAAAGGAGTGGTCAATCTTGTAATTGAGTTGGGGGTATCGCCTGGGGTTAAGCTCATTTTATGAGCTAGTCATTTCATAAACTAAAAATCCTAGGTGATAACTGCGTTGATTGATAAATAAAAACGCAAGTTGTTGAAAAGCAAATGTTTAGACGGGTGGGTGTTTGAGACAGTTAGTAATAAATTTAACCTCAGAACACGTAGTCGTCTCAAAAATTTTAGATTGAACGCCTTGAACATAAAAAGATTGATAGGCTTTTAAAGAACCACTTATTGAATGTAACTTACTGTTTTTATTGGTGAATTCAACTACGAAGTGCAACTTTGAACAATTAGAGCTAGTGGCTAAGGATGTTTTAGTATCCAAAGCTTCTAGACCTCCAAGTCAAAGTAG